CGGAGGGTGTACAAATGGACCATGAGCAACCTCGCCCCGTGCGGATGCGCACCGTGCAACCACACCTGCAACCCACCCAAGCCCCAGGTCCTCATCGTCGGTGAGGACAACCCGTGGGGCAACGACCCGCGCATGGCCCTCTTCCACCTCCCCCGGCACGCGTCCGGCAACCGACTGCGCGAGCACCTCGGACTAACCGACCAGCAGTACGAGCGCCTGTTCAAGATGAACCTGTGCCCCGAGAAGTGGTCGATGAAGGTCGCGCGAGAGGTGGCGAAGATCGTCTCAGGTAAGCCGAACCTGGCCACCGTCATCATGCTCGGCGCAAAGGTGAAGAAGGCGTTCGGCTGCCAGCACATCGCGTTCTTCGACAGTACCGACAGCAGCGTCTGGCCCACCTTCGTCTCTCTCCCCCACCCGTCAGGACTCAACCGACTATGGAACGCACCGGACGCTCGCCAGAGGGCCCAGGACCTTCTCCGGAAAGTCTGCCCTCCAGTCTACGCGACGCCGAGCATCTACGGCACGCTGTAGAGCTGTCGCGATGCTTCGTGTGCCGGGTACTGATCCCACCTCGACCCGACGTCGCGTGCACTTTCCACTTGCGCTGGCTCGAAGAATGGGATAGCGTGGACGCTTCATGAAACTCGCCATCGTCGGATCCCGAGAGTACCCGAACGAGGAGCAGGTCAGGGCGCTCGTCCGCTCGCTACCACTGGACTGGGAGATCGTGTCAGGCGGGTGCGACGGGGTTGATGCGTGGGCCGAGTCGGAGGCGAAGCTCCGCGGCATGAAGGTCACCGCGTTCCGCGTGCCCGAGACGGCGTGGCGCGCGAACCGTGGCGCCGCGTTCATGCGGAACGGTCACGTCGCGGCCTACTGCGAGGCCCTGGTCGCGTTCCCGCACGGGCTAGCGCGCGGCACCATGGATACGGTCGTCAAGGCCGTCACGCTGGGCAGGCCCATCTTCGTGGTCGCTCCCGACGATCCTCTCCCAACCGTCGATCAAATCGCCAGGAGGAGAGAATGAGCAGAGGGAAGCCGACCATCATCGACATCCGCCCCGACGGCCCGCACGTCGTAGACCCGAACGCCACGGTCATGTTCGTCTACTCGCCCGACGTCCTCCGAGCGCTTGGCGCGATCCCGAAGGAGCTGGCGCCCGCGCCCGACACCATCAAGAATCCGGCGACACCCGACCCGATCTACTTGGCGGGCGTCGCCAACGGCCTCGGCTCGTTCTTCGACGCACTGGTCGACCAGGAGATCGTGCCACCCTCGAAGGCCTACGAGCTGCTGTGGGCCGCCTACGAGAACACGAAGGCGCGCATCGCCTAGGGGCGCTCGCCGTGCTTCAAGCCCATCAGGATCCTATTGGGCGTGGCGGCAACGACTGCGTCGACCCACCCGCGCTTCAGCGCCTCCTCGTAGTTCATGAGCCACTCCCGCCCGCGCGTCTTCTCCAGGTACTCCTTGAGCGGAACGTTGGTCTTGGCGATGACCTGCTCGGCGTAGCCGCGGTTGTAGACATTCGCACGCCTCACCTTCGCCATCAGCTCGCTGGCATTCATGTGGCCGCTGGAGACGGGCGTCAGTACCTGGTGCAACAGGAAGCTTGCGCGCTTTGTCATCAGGCGCCTGTCGCAAGCCTGGAAGAGGTACATGCCCATCGAGGCGACGTGGTGGTCCGCGACGCATACCACGGTGCCGGGGAAGTTCTCGATGTCGCGAGTCATCTCATGGCCGGCAGGAAGCTCGCCACCGTCGGTCGTCATCTCGACGAAGACGATGTTCGCTCGCGCCCGGTACGCCGCCTTCATGAAGTCGCGGAAGCTGTTCGCTGCCTTCACGTCGATCCTCCCGGAGAGGCGGTACGTCAGGACGCAGCCGCCAGGGGCCGCGCCCGTGCAGGGATTGACGGGCTCGGCCGGCTTGGGAGGGAAGACCTGGACGACGATCGGAGCCCCAGGGGATACCGTCCCCTTCCTCAGCTCGCGCTCGATGGGCTCGAACATCTCCTGCAAGCCGGGGTCCAGCTCGGGGATCTGGACCTGGCTGCCACCTGCTCCGCCAGCGGGCGGCAGGGTCTGGATGGGGGAGATGGTGGGCTCGGAGGCCGGAGGCGTCGCCGCCAGCCCGTAACCTCCAAAGAGAACGACCAGGACTGCGAAAGCGAAGAGGATTTTCCTCATGCCGGACCTCCAGTTAATTTCTAGCGAATCGGGATCCCTATTTAGATTATCACTCCACCATGGAGGTGTAAAGCGTATCGAAGCCTCTCGCCTGTTGTTTCCTCTTATAGGTTCGATCTCGATGGCAATTTGCACACACCAACTCACACTTCCCCACCTCTTCCTTCAGGACCTCCAACCGATATCCAGAACTGGCCATCAGAGCGATCGTCATTCTCTTGTCCCTCAAATGATCGAAGTCCATCTGCCATGGATTGAAACTTCTCCCACAATCAGCGCACGGACCCCGCTTCACGGCCAAGATATACTCGCGCGCTACCCTCTGACGCTCCCGCTTCAAATCTGCACTTTGCGAACGATGGCGCTCTCCGCGTTTTTCGTACGACCTTCTCTGAATCTTCTTCCGGCAGCCCCTGCAACTGTACGACCTTCCGTCTGCCGTACGAAGATCCTGATGGAACTCTTCAAACACCAGCTCCTTCGAACAACTTGAACACGTCTTAAGCATGTGGTATAGATTGAGACTCATTGGAACCTCAACCAAAATGCTTCAGCTGCCCGCAGCCCTACCACCCCTCCAGCGGGGACTGGGATCCCGTCCTGAAGGTAGGGAGATGTGGGACATGCGCGCGCAAGTTCTACGAGTGGATGCGCGTCCACACGGCCAAAGTGTGGGGCGACCACCGCTTCTACAAGTTCGCCAGGACCTCGATCCGGCCCGGCGTGGTGCGGCGCTCGGACGAGGAGCGGAGCGCGGTGGCGACCTACGTGCCGGTCCCCAACCCCAAGGCCACCCTGAAGCCCTCCCCGCGCCCAGGGCGGTGGCGAGCGGGCCCGGATGGCGTCAGGGTGCCTACCGGGCCGAAACGCGTCCCAGCCAGGCTCTGGGTGCCGAAGACGTAATCGCGGGGCGCGCGCCGGAATGTAACCTCGGCGCGCGCCCCGCTCCTTGAAATTGGATCCCCGAGAAGGTGTCGAGCCCTCGTCGGCGGCTTCAAAGGCCGCGTGCCCGCCGCGGGATCAGGGAGTACCTCCGGAGGGATTCGAACCCCCAGCCTCCCCGTTAGGACCGGGGCGCTCGTCCAAACGAGCTGCGAAGGCGTGATGCTTTGTACCCCAAAGTGGATTTGAACCACCAACCTCGTCCGTTCGTAGCGGAGTGTTCTTCCAATTGAACTTCTGGGGCATGGTACGCGATGAAGGAATCGAACCATCATCAGCCGCTAATCAGGCAGCCGCACTACCGTTGTGCTAATCGCGTGTGGTTCCCGAACCTGGGCTCGAACCAAGATCGACGGTGTCAGAGACCGCTGCACTGGCCATTGTGCTATTCGGGATCGTTGAGCTACTCGAAGGAGTTGAACCCTCATTTCTGCCGTACGAAGGGAGTGTCCTGCCATTGAACGAGAGCAGCATCTGAGCCAGAGGTAGGAATTGAACCCACATAAGCTGCTTACTGGGCAGCTGTCCTGCCGTTGAACGACACTGGCAAAGTTGTGCGGCCGGCTGGAGTCGAACCAACGGAGCCTAGACACTCGCTCTACAGGCGAGCCCCGCCCCCTACGGGTCTACGTCCGCACATCATGACTACGAGTTGTTGACGTTTCCGTCAAGAACTTGCAGTCATCATTCCAAGGGTTGCTATTAAATTTTCAAAGAAGCAGGGTGACTGCCCGGTTTCGATCCGGGACTTCCGTGTTCACAGCACGACGTGCAGGGCCACTACACTACGGCCACCATAAGCTTTGGTCTGGGTGGCAGGATTTGAACCTGCGACTTCCCGGTTCCGGGCCGGGATCTCTGGACCAGGCTGAGTTACACCCAGATGATGAGATCCGATGAAGCCCTGCTGGCGGGAATCGAACCCGTCCAACGCGCCGTAGACAGCGGCGAAGCTCCACCAGAAGCTTTCAGCAGGAGAACTGTCGCACCCCCCGGAGTCGAACCAGGGACGCGTGGCTTTTCAGGCCACCGCTCTACCGCTGAGCTAGGGCGCGCTCTCGACCGTTTGTGCCGACTGCGTCGGCTTTGAGTTTACTTCGATCCCGGGGGATCGAAGCGGTCGAGCGCACCCTGGGGTGGGCGCTGGTGATGGCGAATTCGATACACCCGCACCGGAGTCGCAGTTTGGCGCCTCTCGGTCGTGCGTGTGGTCGTGGTGTTCGTCATCATGGGATTGCTCTGGTGAAAGATAGATTAGGACTCCCGCCGAGGGAAGTGAAAGGATGAAAAAAGACCTCCGTCGGCGGGAGTCGTGGATCTTCTGTTCGATATATACTCTAGCGAATCAGGATCAATTTGTCAAGTGGAGACGACGGAGGGATTCGCACCCTCATGATCACCGGTTGCAGCGGTGCGCCTAGCTGTTCGAACCACGTCGCCAAAATTTCGTACCCGCGGAGGGACTCGAACCCTCAGCTCCTCGGTTTGAACGAGGCGTCTCTTCCGATTGAACTACACGGGCGTTGTCCACATGACAGGACTCGAACCTGCACGTGGTTTCCCCCACCGGCTTCTGAGACCGGCGCGTCTACCAATTCCGCCACACGTGGATGTGTGTGCGGCCGACAGGACTCGAACCTGCACGGGCGTGAGCCCACAGGACTCTCAATCCTGCGCGTCTACCAATTCCGCCACGGCCGCAAATGTCTGTGCGCGCTGCGCGCGCTGATCGTTGTACTCGCTTACGCGAGCAGCAACGACAGACGGGGTAGCTCGCAGCCGTGACCCGGCAGGCGCTTCTTGACGCCCTGACAGCGGCCCTTCGTCGAACCCACGCACGAGCCCCAGCCGATCTGGCCGGTGCTTCCAACGCTGGTGATGACGGTCTCGGTGCTCATTGCGCTGTCTCTGAGGTAAGGAGAAGATTGGGGCTCTGGCCAGCCTTTCTCTACAAGGACCTCCAGCAGTCCGACGTCCGTCGCACCTGGGCTTGGGATTAAGGGCCCGCCAGCATGTCGCCTGACCTTACGATCCAGCGACGACTGAGCCACTCTACTCCTAGCGAATCAGGTTGTCAAGGAGCGTCCGGCTGGATTCGAACCAGCGACCCCCGAGGTCATTACTCTCGGTGCTCCGACCACTGAGCTACGGACGCGTTGTGGGAGAGGATGGGTATGAGCCCACCGACCTCCAGGATTTTAGGTCCTGGCGCTCTGACTCTGAGCTACTCCCCCGAATGGCGCCGGGGCTGGCTTCGAACCATCCCTTGCGGGATCCCCGGCAGAAACTGTGCCGCGGTAAAGCGGCAGCGAAGACAAGACGCGACGGCCGACGGACCGCGGCGCGGGCACGAGCCCGATGGCCATCATCTGGTCCGTGTACGGCGCGTCCACCTCGACGATCGTGACGTGCTTGATGTCCGCGCGCTGGAGGCGCTCGGCGAGGTCGTACAGAACGCTCTCGTTCGACACGCCAAGCACCACCGCAAAGGTCCCCTCGGGAAGGTTCCCGGGGCTCGACTCGCCCGCCGCGTGCACGATCTGCGCTGCGGCGACACCTGCTGGGAGATCGTTCCTCACGATAATGAAGTGAGTGAGGACGTCCTCAACCGGCTGGGTGTTAATGCGAGCTGTTCATGATACCTCGAAGATTGTGACTGCCCATGAACTATATCTAGCGAATCACGCTTCGTCGGCCTGAAGCTCTGCTTCCGCGAGCCTGCGCTCAGCTGCGGTCAGAACCTGCTTCTCGAACTCGCGACGATCGGCCTGGCGCGCGGCGCGCTTGTTATTGCGCCCCATCACGCGGTCCTTGTAATCGTACTTCCGACGACCACCCGTACCGCGAGTCTCGCGCCACGTCCACTGCGCGTCGCTGAGCTTCTGCTTGTACCGATCATGGCCCATGCCCATGAGTATACCTTACTTCGCCCAAGAAGGCAAGCCGTGATCTTGGGCAACGCGCTGGACCTCGTAGGCCTCGACCTCCAGCGCGTTGCCGCGGTAGCCCTGCATCAGGACCTGGCCGAGCCTGAGGCCGTTCGCGCGCCAGAGCTTGCCCAGCGGCATTGCCCGGTATGTCGCCCACATGTAGCGCGCCCAACTCACCAGGAAGCACGCGTTGCGCTCATCCTGCGCGACGTGGACGAACTCGTGGACGCGAATGAGGCCGTTGACGTCGCCGTCGGGCGCCGACTCCGCAGTCCAGTAGAAGATCAGGACGAGGAACGGCAGCGGGTACGTGAACGCGCCCCAGTTGTTCTTCGTGAACCAGCGGCCGAGCCAGCCACCGATCTCCAGCTCAACGACCTTCTTCCTCGGGTCGGGCTGTTGCTTGCGAACTCGCTTAATCGACTTCATGGTCACCCTCTTCCTTCTTCGGCGCGGTGAGCGCGGCCTTCTTCGTGACGGTTGCTGGCGCCTGCTGCGGGGTCGGAGCGTCCACCGGATGGCTCCCGAACTTCAGCGCGGCCTGGTCGGTCCAGGTGCGACCACCGACGAACAGACCGTAGAGTCCGACGATGCCCATGACGACCGCCGAGGTCGTTGGCTCCGTCTCCATGACCCAGCCCGCGGCGAAGCACAGGAAGGCCGCGAAGATGAACCCCGCGAACTTCTGCGAGCGCAGGTGGCCGAAGTTGAACTTTCCCTTACCCACCGAACAGCGCCTTCGCGATGAGGCCACCAATGGCGCCGATCGCAGCGAAGAGGAGGCCGACCACCTTAAAGCGACGTCCGCGCGACTCCTTCTTGTGGACCGCCAGCTCCGCGCGCACGCGGTCATTCGTCTCCAGGGCCGTCACGCGCTGGTCGATCGAGCCGATGGCGTCCAGCTTCTCAGTGATGCGGTCGACACCCTCAGCCACTTGGTCCGTCAGGCCCTGGAGCTGAGACTTGACGACACCAATGTCGACCTTGCAATCTCCAACCTTGTCCTCGACACGTGTGAGACGTGCCTCGTGGAGCTTGTACGCTGGGGTGGCCATACCCAAAAGATTCGGGCGCCTAGCGGGACAAAATCCTAGATGTCGGCAGACTTTCGCAGGGTCCGGGTCGTGTAGTCGATTTCGTAGCCCATGTGGTCACGTAAGCAAGGCTCGCACGTCAGGGTTTCATCTTTGGGGCCGCGTACGAAGCGCCAAAGCACCCTCCTGCCGGTCGCGCACACGTAGCAGACGTCCGTCTTCATGATGACGTCCCGATTGAGGCGTGGGTACGACATGGGTACGAGACCTGGCGCGAGCGCGACTTCGCCATCCGGCGCCGGCCCAACGCCAGGATCGGCGGCGTCGTCTTCGTCGAGCCCGCTGAACTCCTGGTTCCCATCGGAGTCCTCATCGCCCCTGGCGGCAGCCAGGGCGTCCACGGGGCCCTCGTAGATGACGCCGTCGGGGGCGTCGAAGGGTTTGACCTCCTTGTCCCCGATGAACAGCCGCGCGTTGGCGCCCTTGTAGTGCTTCACCGCCTCCAGGGCCTCGGCCTTGTTGGACATCATCCACGGGTCCGGCGTGAACATCAGCTGGTTCACCATGTCGCGGACGCGCCGTTCGGTCTCGACTGCCTCCTGGGCCGCCAGCTGCAAGATCATGTCGATGGCGGTGCCCGGACGAGCATCGAAGCCACCGTACCTCGACCACATGCCGTGGAGGCGCCGGTAGTGCTCCTCGAACGACAGCTCGGACGTGAAGACAACCGAGTCGTTTCCGGGACGCGGCGCAACCTGCCAGCGATGCTTCGAGGGCGAGGCCAACACGACCAACTCGCCCTCCTTCAAACCCTCGATCACAGCCCCGCCTTCCGGAGCGCCTCGTTCGCACGCGCGACCTCAGCCTGGAACTCGGGACTGAAGTGGTCCGTCGCCCTCCCCTCGCGCCAGCCCTTGGCGTGCAGCAGCTCATGTGCGAAAGCCGTCTCAGAGAACTTAGTCTCCAACGTTGGCCAGGCGACGGCGCACGCGTTCAGATCGGCCCACGACATCCCAGCAACGCACTCAGCTCCGACCGTCCAGCCGGTGCCGTTGCGACAATTCAGCTGACTCCCCATCACCTTGGTGATGAAGGGCGCAACCTTGCGATCCATACCGTACGTCTCGACCCACGCGACCTGGATGGCGCGCTCCTGATCGTCCGGCGGCGGCGGTGACGTGGCGCCCTTCTTGCGCGCACGTGATACCAGGAAGACGATCAGCCCTGCGATGGCGAGGGCTGCGACGACGAAAACGACGATAGTTCCGGTCATTTCTTCTCCTTGACGCTCGCGAAAGCCTCCATGATCCACTCCGCGTGCTCCTGGAACTCCTGCTCCAGGACCTCGGTGATGACATCCCGCAACTCCTCCAAGATAACGTCCCCTTCGCACTTCCCGCACCGCGGGATCACGATGCTCGACGGAAGATTGATGTGCACGCCGCGGTGGACGTGGAAGCGGCCGTCCTTGCGCACCTTGCGCAAGGTCCCGCCGCAATTCGGGCGGGGACAGTTGGGCGCTGGGGTCGTGAACACGAGCTACCCGTTCGGGGTCAGCTTGCGGATCTCCTCGCGAATGCGGTCGAGCACGCGCTTGAGGCGCTCCGGACCGTCGGAGTCGACCTCGAACAAGATACTAACGGGCTTCGTCCGCACGTCCTTCATGTCGCTGAAATCGAAGCAGGTCGTCTCCAGCGTGACGGACATGTGATCGTCGTCGATCCCGGGGCCGACCACCATCTCCTCCAGCGACACGCCGCAGACCTCAGCGATGATCTCCAGGTGGGACGCCTTGAGGCGGAAGTCCTCACACTGGAAGATGTCGAGGTAGAGGGAATCGTCCCAGGTGCCGACATAGGCGCCGACGATGGAGGGGATCTGAGCAGCTGCTGAGATACCGGAGACCAGCTCCGTTGGTGCGTGGGGGAAGCTGTGATAGTACATGCGCTTCAAAGTGACTCCTTGCGTCGGAAGCGGGCGGGGATCGTCTCGGTCAGCCAGTAGCGCAAAGGATAGCACCTTCGCGCGTACTTGTGCCAACTTTCCAGGGGGTAGAGGAGGTAGGCGCCAGCCTGATCGCGCTCACGCGGCGCATTGAGGACGATGACGCGGTCGACCTTAGCTCTTCGCCACATGAACGCGCCAACGAGCATGAAGAGCCCGCCCGGAAGGAGCGCGATGAAGATGAGCGCGAGGAGTTTGGCGGTCGACAACTTGGCAGCCTCCATACACACTATAGCGAATCAGGGCCCGAGTGTCAAGCCCTACATAAACGAAGGGCCCAGATCTTAAAGATCTGGGCCCTTGAAACGGCCGGCGAAAGGAGGAGGAGCCGGGCGTTTTTTACGGAAGGTTAGTCGACAGCGCGGACTCGCTGTTGGTGGTCGACTCGTCGTCGACGAGCAGGCCGACGAAGGTCACCGTGATCTCCTCCAGGTTGCGGGCGGAGATGGTGGTGCTGTAGCCGGTCGCGCGGCAGTTCTTGAAGATGGCGATGCGGCCGTCGGCGCCCTGTGCCTCGCGCTGGCGGTCGATGATCGCCAGGTGGATGTACTCCGAGGTGAGCAGGTCCTGGAGGCGCGGCACGCCAGCCTCGACGTGGGGGCCGTGCTCGACGACGCGGAAGCCCGAGCACGTGATGGACACGACGTCCATTGACGTGTAGTCGATCTCCGCGGCCGAGTAGCGGCCGAGGATGTACGCCGGCTGCGCCTCGTACGTCATGTTGTACGAGACGTTGTTGAAGAGCCCGACGATGTGGGTCAGACCCGTGGACGGGTCGTAGATGCCCATCTTGGCGCGGGCACCGTTCATTACCTTGGGAGCGGCCATTGATGTTCCTCTCTAGAAGATTGCGTCGAGCCTTAGCCGCCCGCCGACTGGGTGACCTGCGAGATCTGGAACGTGATGGGGATGAAGTACAGCGCCGTGGCCGCCTTCACCTCGACGCTCACCTGCATCGCCGGTCCGGTGATGCGAATGACGAGGTTCTTGAAGCCCTTGGGGGCGTCGTCCGAGAACGCCACCAGCTTCAGCCGGCGGAGGTTCTCCATGATGCCTTCCATGGTGCTCGCCGCGAGAGCCGCCGACACGTCCGCCAGCGACTGGCCGACGAACGCCTGCTCCATCAGCTGCGCCACGGTCAGCGCGATGATGTCGGCCACGTACATGGCCTGGATCGAGTTGAAGACGAAGTTGTTGTCCTTGCCATACGTCGTCTGGTCCGACACGTACGCGAAGCCGCCCTGCTCCAGGCGGTGGATGATGAGCAGACCCGCGTCGAGGCCCGCTTCGAGCGCATCGTCGTCCTGGTCGTTGAAGTCCTGCGCGGCCTGGAGGGCGCCCGAGATGTTGATCCCCTTGTTGAAGATCGACTTGTAGAAGCCCGCGGCCTGCATGCCCGCGGCCTTGACCGCGTTCATCCAGGGCTGGAACTGCTGGACGCTGCCGTTGGTGCCGAGGTCGCGCACGTCCTGGAACGTGAGCGCGACGCGCGACGAGGCCAGGTTGGCCGCGGTCGTCTTGACGTCTTCGAACGGCGCGCGCTGCGACAGGAACGCCTGGCGATTGCGGCGCTTCTTCAGCGTCGACATCTGAAGGACGTGCGAGCGCGCAGCCGCGTGCACCGACTCGATGGTGTACGTCGAGCTGGGATCGGTCTGGTTGTCGGCGATATCGTCGACCGCGTCGCGCGAGAACAGCGGAATGATGAAGTTGCCGCGGACCATCTTGAGCGCGTCGAGCGCTTCCTGGATGGTGTCGTCCGTGGTCGCGCCCTTCGTGCCGCCCGTGAGGAAGGCGACCGAAGCGGTCGGCGCCGGCAGACCGGCGTCAGCCTGCTCGTTCATCTCGGTCAGGACGCCATTGTCGCGCAGAAGCGTGAACCACTTGTACGCGTCCTGCTTGATGCGGCCCGGGGTGGTCGCGAAGGTCGAGCAGCAGCCGAACGTTCCCTGGTCGAGCGTGACGGAAGGCTGCGATCCGAGAACCGCGGTGCCCGGCGTGCACGTAAAACCGTCGAACGAATTGATGTAGGCCGCGAGGTCCGCGATGCTGACGAAGTCCGTCAGCGATACGGTCAGCGTGCCGGGAGTTGCGCCGCCCACCGTGGTGATCACGATGTTGACGCCATCGACGACGGCCGAGGCCGTGGTGCCGACGTAGCCAAGCTTCAGCGCTACAGCGCCACCCGTGAAAATGTCGTTGGTGACGCTATCCATCTGGCGCGCCTCGTCCAGCTGCGCCGAGTACTCGGTACCCGAGACAATCAGGTGGGGGGTCGCGGTCTTCGACACGAAGTCGACCACTTCCGGCGTGGCGCCATCGAGGACGTACAGGTTGTACGAGATGAGGCCGGTACCAGAAGTCAGCTCGTTGATCTCGAAGTTCTTGCCGTAGCCGTCGGTCGGATCGGCCGCGACGAGGAATGCGGTGATGGCGCCGAAGGCCTGAACGTCCGTGGTCGCGACGATGTCGACGGGGGCGACAGTGGCCGGCGCGGTCAGCGCGTTCGGGGCGCCGGACGCGTCGAGCAGCTTGATGGCCGAGATCACGGTCGAGGTCGCGCCCGTCACGATGTACGAGCCGCGGTTCTGGTTCGAGCCGCCCTGGATGACCGAGCCGGACGGGATGTACAGAGTGTCGCCCGCAACCGGGAGCGCGTCGAACGCGATCGAGCGAGTGATGGTCACCGAGTTGCCCGAGACGACCGTCAGGCCCAGCGTGTCGGCGCCAGCGGCCGAAGCGATGAGGGCGACGGCCGCACCACCCGTGATATCGACGCCCGCGACGGCGTTCAGCTGGCCGGCGAAGGTAGTCGGAGTCGCGAGGGCTGCGACAGTGATGGCGGTGGCCGCGCCACCGTTCACACGTACCGAGATATCAGTGGCCGCGATGGGCAGCATGAACGCGAATGCGCCCGTGGTCGGAACGACCTCCGTGGTCTTCGCGGTGATCTGGTACGAGATCAGGTTGCCGAGCTTGCCGAAGTTACGGTCCTCCAGCTCGCCGTAGTCGGTCGAGTCCCAGCGCAGCAGCGTCGCCGACGCCTTCGTCGACGGATTGGTCTTCACCAGGACGAACGCCTGGGGCGCGCCCTGGATCTGTGAATCGTTCGCAGGCACGGCACCGCCGCTGAACGCGTCGACGAGGCGACCGGTCTTGTACTTCGCCTGCACGTCACCGATCTGGTTCGGGCCGAAGATGTTGGACGCGAGGTCTTCTTCCTGCGTGTAATCGGGGCCTGCGTCGGCTTCACCGACGAGCATGATCACGCCCGAAGTCGCGAGGCCGGTGTTCGCCTGCGCCACGTTGATGATCGGGTAGGCGCCCGGGATCTTCAGAACACCAGCGGGGGTGGGAAAACTCTGAGCCATTTT